ATTACCAACAGGTGCTCCATTTATCGGAACTCTTGGTGTTTCATACGGACAAAGACAGTGTTGGATGCGTTGTGGTTGCTGGACAGTTCCATACGGACACGGTGGTCAAGGTGCAAACAGTAACTACTGTGGTAGGTGTTGTGGACAAGGCGGACAAGGTGGAGGAGGACTCGTTAAGATCACTTACGTCTAAACCGAACAAGAAAATTTTTCAAAAGGGGGTCATAGACCCTCTTTTTTTATAAATAGTCCCGAAGGAGTAAACCCGAAGAAATCCAAAATGGCAACAAAAATTATCGAAAGACAGTGGAAGTTAAATCTTCCGAATGCTTTCCTTTCAGACCACTCTATGTCTGATGGAAACCAGAGAGACCAAACTTATGATGGTCCCGACAAGATTTTTCTGCAAATCAATGCAGAAGGAAAAGAGGTATACGGACCTCTCACAGAAGATGACATCGCAGATGGTCGTCCAAAACCAGCTGACGTAGTTCAGTGGTATGAAGTTGATTGTGCTAGATCTGATCTACATACACTCATCTGTCAATTAAGAGGACCAGTTGTAAACGAGAAAGAAGAAGACAGAGGTGCTGGTACAGATCTCAACCATCCTGGCTCTCCAGATGTAGATGGAGGTGTGTATCCTCAGTTCACATATTCTTCAACACTCTTCCCTGATGACATCTACAACTGGGATACTATCAGAGTTGCAAATCCTGGCACTGCTGGACCTGATGACATCACTATCGGTACATTCACTCCTAGAGAGAAGTTAAATGGTACTGATGAGGACAAGACATGGGAACATGTCAGAAAGCATAGAGACAGTGTTCTTTCTAATAGTGACGGCCAGATTGCAGAAGATATGCCCGATGCACTTAAAGATCAGTGGAAAGCATACCGTCAGTCATTGAGAGATCTTCCTAACAAAATGATTGCTGCTGGCGTTCATCCTAACTTCGCTGACTTGATGTTCCCCTTTGAGCCTGGATTCCAAAATCCTCCTCATCAAGGAGATCCTGATGCAGAAAGTGGACAAGCATGGGAACCACCTAATTCTATCTAAATTAGTTTTATATATAAATTACATCACTAAGATCCTCCTAATAAGGGGATCTTTTTTATTACATGTTTGAAGTAAATCCAGTCACAATTACTGAAATAAAAAGATGCTACGACTACGACAGATATAATGACTCTGGTTACAAGTGGAGAAAGGTATTTGTAGTAGATGATTTCTACAAAAATCCTGATGAAGTCAGGGATTATGCGTTATCGTGTGATAGAAAAAGTGACAAAGAACATTGTGGCGGTCTTATAGGAACGAGAGTTGTTGAAGATAGGCCAGACATGGTTGAGAATCTGAAACCAATTTTTAAAGAACTCTGCCAACATCCAGAGTGGACAAATCTGCAATTTAGTGAGGGAATGTTTGATTATAGATGGGACAGTCAAAAGTTCTGGGTCAATCATACAACTAATGAAGATATAAACGAAAGATTCAATAAAACAGTTTATTGTTTTACTCACCATAAAGATGCAGATTCCAGTTGGGCTGCTCTAGTTTATCTGAACAAGGATGATGAATGTGAGGGAGGAACAGATTTTTACAAATATATGGAAGATCATGCTTATGGGGATTACAACATAAGAAATGATATAACATTTACATGTCCAATGAAGTATAATAGAATGGTAATGTATGAAGCTGAATGTACCCACGGAGCCGACATAAATCGGAAGATGTTCAAGGAACATCCTCGTCTGGCACAGGTATTTTTTATGTGACTATATACTATAGGAATTATGAGAACTATGAGATCAAAAGCATTCTTCGTCAATGGTGGGGCAGGGAGAGTAATAAGTTCAATACCAGCATTTGAAAAATATGCAGAAACTCATGATGATTTTGTCATCATTTGTGAAGGTGGTACTGATTTCTTCAAAGGACATCCTACATTGGATAGTAGGGTTTACGACCACTGGCATAAAGGAGTATTCCAAGAACACGTTAAACAAAGGGATTGCGAGAGTCCAGAACCATACAGAGTATGGCACTATTACAATCAGAAGTGCAATCTAGCACAAGCATATGATATGGAAATCAATGGGTTAGAAGAACCCAGAGAACTTCCTAAACCTACAATTCATCTCAATAAAACAGAGAGTATTGCTGCCTATAATATCGTTGAAGAAATCAAATCTGTTACTAAAAAAGACAAAGTAATTGTTGTTCAACCTTTTGGTAGATCTGTTGAACAGATGGGAGAGTTTATTGCAGATCCAACTTCCAGAAGTATGGCTCTTACAGGAGTTGTAGATATCATCAACGCTCTTAAGAAAGACTATGGAGTGATTGTGATGAGTGAGATTCATTTCCCAACCGAGGAAAATGAAGACAAATATCCTATTGCTAGACCTCAAATTTCAGATATGAGAGTTTGGGCTGGTGTGATTGAGATTGCTGATCACTTCTTAGGATGTGACAGTATGGGTCAACACATTGCAAGAGCATTTGATAAGACTGCAACTGTTGTGATTGGTTCAACATACCCAGAGAACATTAGTTATCCAGGCCACAAGGACTTTGATATTATTGATGTGGGAGATGGTCGTAGAGAGTATGCTCCTATCAGAATTGCAATGGATGAGAGAGTAGATCGTTTCAATGATGAAGCGATGGAACTAAGTAAGAAACAGATTGATGAAATCATTGCATCTTGTAAGAAGAGATTGGGTAAACCAAAATCATATACTGGTACTTTTGTTCCTCCACAACAACAGGGACAATCTTGTTCACCTCAACAACAAGCACCAACGCAACCACAGATGGGACAAGGAATTGCATCACCAATGCAATCAGGTTTAAATAACTTGATTCCAAATCAGGGACAATCTTGTTCACCTCCAAATTGGAATCCTTCTGCAACACAAACAACTAATCCTTTGATGAGTGGTGCTCCTAAACCTACCTTTACTATGGAACCACAAAAACCAAAAAAACCAAAGAATAAGAAAGGTTTCCAATCTGAAATTAAAAATCTGTTAAAATCCGATAAAGATAACGCAATTACTATAGAAAAGAAAGATTGAGATTATGACACAATGGATTGCTGCAATCGCTAGAGGTCACAACTCTGGTGTATGCCTACTGAAAGATGGACAATTAGTTTTCTCTATTGAAGAAGAGAGATTATCAAGAAAGAAATATGATGGAGGTCCTTTTGCCTCCATGATTAAGATATTGGATTATACCGATACACTTGATTATCTTGTAGTTGCACACACGCAACCTTTAGATGAAGCTGGGAGAAATGACTTTACAGGAGAACCTGTCTACGTTGCTCTTGCGAGAAAACTAGGTCTTATTGATCGTAATGCAGATGTTTACAAACATCCTCAAGTTGTAGATTACAGTCATATTCACCACAAACTTCACGCTTCTTGTGCTTTCTATAGATCTGGATTTAAGAGTGCAGTATCCGTTATAGTAGACGGTGCAGGGACATTCATTCCTATGCAGATTGATGGTGAACAGGAAATGACATGGGAGTTGGAAACTATTATTAATTGTGCCTATCCCGATAAATTCAAAACTCTATACAAACATCAGGGAGGTAGAGGTCCTTGGGGTGCTGCAAAAATACCTAATTTCCCATCTGAAAGAGAAGATGAAGAAGGCACTCATGAATTAATTATAGATGACTCTGCTGGAATTGTTAAGGCATACGAAGCAGTAACACAATACTGTGGATGGGCTCCGATTGAAGCTGGAAAAACTATGGGACTATTCCCATATGGTCAACAGAATTTAAAGATACCAGATATCTACACCGACTATGATGGTATGAGTGATTGGACTACTACCAATAGAGATCTTATTGTACCCACCTATCCTAATGGAGCAATAGTAAACAAAGGTAGATTCACAGAATTGAGAGAACCTCAAGATCCAAGCACAGTAAAAGATATTACGAAGTTAGATAATCGTAGAGATATGGCTTATGCGATTCAAGTAGAATCAGAACAGATGGTTCTGGATTTGATTCGTAAGGCAGTTAAGATGAGTGGTGAAAAGAATGTTGTTCTCTCTGGTGGATATGGATTGAACTGTGTTGCAAACTATTGGTATCTTGAACAATTAAAAGGTGAAGGTATTAATCTATTTGTGGAACCAGTAAGTAATGATGCTGGAACTGCAATCGGTGCTGCATACTGGCACTATCATAAAGTGACACAAGATAAGGAGGTAAAACCTATCATTACTGATCTATATTATGGACCTAAGTATGAATACGATACAGAATATATTACAGATCTTGCTAACTATTATGATGCAACTAGAATCTTTGAGGCAACGGATGAAGACGTAGTTGATTTGATTACGAAGAAAAATATTGTTGCAATGTTCCAAGGTAAGTCAGAAGCAGGTCCTCGTGCATTGGGTAATAGATCAATCATGTATGATCCTAGAGATCCAAAAGGAAAGGATCATGTCAATACTATCAAACGTCGTGAATACTTCAGACCTTTTGCTGGTTCTATTCTCAAAGAACATGTTCATGAATGGTTCGATCTTCGTGGTATGGATGAAACTCCATTCATGATGTATGCAGTTAAATGTCAGGACGGAATCAAAGAAAAGATTCCAGCAATTATTCATGTTGATGATACATGTAGAATACAGACTGTTACCAAAGAAGTAAATCCAAATTACTATAATGTAATCAATACCTTCTACGAGAAGACAGGATGCCCTATTATCTTCAACACATCGTTCAACTTAGGCGGAGAACCTCTTGTGGAGACCCTAGACGACGCTCTGAGGACTCTTGCAAACAGTTTGATAGAATACCTCTATCTGCCTGAATATGGTCTCATGATCGAAGTAAAGAACTGATGAGGGAAATAAAAGAATACTCATATCCATATCAAGAAGATAAAGATGAATTGGAGGTAGAGATTCTTAATGCTACTGCTCCTGTGCCTGATACTTATCTTGAAAGATCAGAACATTGTCACATAGCAAAATGGCATAGTTATCCACAAAAAATAAGAAAATTTATAGAGTGGATAGAAGAGATTACAGAGTCTAAGTTGGGAAATTTATGGGGTGTCTGGTATCGTGATGGTGGTGGCATTAAATGGCATGCTCATGATAGTGAGGAAGACATTAAATATTCTTTTGTTTACTATATAAAAGTTCCAAAGAACAGTTCTTCAATACATTTCAGTAAAGATCCAGCAAAAGAAGACTCTCTCGTAATTCCAATAAAACAAGGAGTTTGTGTAGTATGGGATAACGATCTCCCACATTGCGTCCCTCCTAGTAATCATAATGGTAGATGCGTATTATCAGGTAACTTAATATGAAAAGAATTAAAAGATTAGTTATTGTTGGCGGCGGAACTGCTGGATGGATTACTGCATCTTGGTTTGCTCGTAGATGGGCAAATCATTTTGAGGTTGTAATTATTGATAAGTCCGAACCAGAAAGAATTGGTGTGGGGGAAGCAACTCTTCTTAGTTTCCCAAATGTCATGAAGATGATGGGATACAAACCTACAGATTGGTTGAAAGAAGTAGATGCAACATTTAAGTCTGGTATTCTATTTCCTGGCTGGGGACATGAAGATGCAGAAATTTGGCATCCATTTTCGTTCACAAGCGTAGGTGAATCAAAAACACCTTTGTATGATATATGGCAGTCATTTCAAGAAAAATATGATCTGAAAGATATCTCACCAATGTATAATTCTTCTTTGAAGAATAAGATTGAGACCAATTATGTACATGATTCCTATGCCTTTCAAATTGACTGTGGAAAGTTAGTACAATTTTTAATGAGACATACTACACCTTATTGCAAATATATCCAATCTGATGTGGTAGATATCTACAGAGATGGCAATGCTGATGATATAACAAGGTCAAATATAAAAGAACTGGTGTTAGATGATGGATCAAAAATTACTGGAGATATATTCATAGATTGCACTGGTTGGAAACAACTTCTTATTGGTCAACATAATGTCGATCTAAGTGACAGATTGTATATCAATGCAGCTCTTGCTGGTAGAGTAAAGTATGAAGATTATAGAAAAGAACAACATCCATATACTGCTTGCCCTGCACAAGAACATGGTTGGATTTGGAAGATTCCTACAAGATCCAGAATAGGAACAGGATACTGTTTCAATAGAGATATCAATGATCCAGATGAAGTAAGACAAGCGTTCTCTGATCATTGGGATGGTAGAATCAAACCAGATGAAATGAGATTACTTGATTGGAAACCACAATATGCCAAGAATTTTTGGGTTGGTAATGTAATTCCTATTGGATTATCTGCTGGATTCATTGAACCATTGGAAAGTACAGGACTCGCACTGATGATTAGAGGTGTGGAGTATCTCGAAGAAAGTCTTTTTGGTGGATACTTTGATTCTAAAGTAGAGGCACCTTTCTATGATTCTAAGATGAAATGTAGTTATGAAAGTGCAGTAGATTATGTCAATATGCACTATTCTTACTGCCGTAGAACAGGTAAATTCTGGGATTATGTTAGATCTAAATATAAGAAATCATCAATGCAAGAATTGATGGAGGAGTATATTCAAGATCCCAATATAAGAACTCCTCAAACAGGAAAGGTAGGATCATTCTTTGATGGCACTAACTGGCATGTATGGTTGTTACAGTTAATGACAGATAAGATTAACTCCAAAGAGTATTGGAAAAAAGACCTAACCGTAGTCCCAAGATTTCTCAATTTTGTAAATAACGATTTGCGTGAGAATCAAGCAAACTCTGTTATTCAGAGTCAATATATCACACATTTAGATACATTAGAATGAATAAAATAGTATGGTGCAATGGAACCTTCGACATCTTGCATCCAGGCCACATTGAATTGTTTAAAGTCGGCAAATCTTTGGGAGACAAACTTATTGTAGCAACAGATACGGATGAGAAGATACGTCAAGATAAGGGTGAAACTAAGCCCATCAATAATCTTTGTGACAGAATTTCGATGTTACAAGCGATAAAATATATTGATGAAGTTTTTTACTTTAACGATAGATCAGAATTGGAGGGGTTGATAGAATTATACTCTCCTGATATACTATTGTTAGGAGATGACTGGAAAGGTGGAGATGTAGTTGGCAGACAATTTGCCAAAGAGATAAGATATCTACCTCGCCTAAATTATTCAACAACCCAAATTATTAAAAAAATAAGGTGGAACACTTCAATGTAATTGTTATAGGTGATAAGTGTACTGACAAGTACATCTATGGTGAATGTAGTAGGTTGAGTCCAGAACAACCTGTACCTGTGTTGGACAAATCTAAGGTTGAAGAAAAGCCTGGAATGGCAGGGAATACTGAGTTAAATCTCAAAGCATTTGGAATCAATACTGTTCTGCTTTCACAGAGAGAACCTATAACCAAAACAAGATTTGTAGATACTAACAGTGGCTATCAGTTATTGCGTTTAGATGAAACTCCAAAGGTGAGTAGAATTGCAAATGCAGAATTGAAAATGGCGTTGATACACATGAACCCTGATGCGATTGTTATATCAGATTATGACAAAGGATACATTAATGATGAAGATTTGTGGCATCTATGTCATAATTTTAACAGACCTGTGTTCGTGGATACAAAGAAGCGTAGACTTTTCAACAAAGATAATGTATTCTGGAAAATAAACAAGAAAGAATACGATGACCTTGTACCAGAAAGTATACCTGACAGCAGTAACCTTATCGTTACTCTTGGGTCTGCTGGCGCAATGTGGAATAATACCATATTTAAACCCGACCCTGTAAAAGTTTTTGACGTATGTGGTGCTGGAGATACATTTCTATCAGCGTTAGTCTATGAATTTTTAAGAACAAAAAATATGCGGAAGGCCATTGAACTGGCAAATAAAGCCGCTGCAATTACAGTAACTCACCCTGGCGCTTACTATCTGACTAGGAGTGATATTATCTCACTATATGGAGAAGAAAATGGAAAAACTGTCGATAGGCAAAGCGGATCTAATGCACCACAGACTGCAAGCGTGGTTGCGTGAACATAGTTGTCCTGATATTGAATACTTGGGAGAAGAAGAAGATAAGGATGGAGAGTTGAAACACCTCTATCGTATCGGAGAGCATAAAGTATTTCATGATCAAGTTCATGAATTAGAAATGGAAGTCATAGATGAAGACGAAGATTGAATATATTTTTAGAGTAGATGGATCTGATATCTTCTACACGCCAGAAACAAATGGTGGTGGAGATTACTTCTTTCCAGAATATCTAAACTTAGTTTTAGAAAACTATGGCAGAGTTCATCATCTCATGGAATGGTGTAGTGGACCTGGATTTATAGGTTATGGAATGATGGCAGCTAATGTTTGCGATCAACTAACTTTGTTGGATAAATTTGAACCAGCAGTAGAGGTAGCAAAGAAGACTGCTGAGAATTCATTTATAAAACATGGATTGGATCTTATAGATGTAGAAACTGTATATCACAGAAGAGTCTTTCCTCGTACAACAATATATCATTCTGATACTTGTTCGGTGTTATCTGATCACAAAATAGATCTAGTTGTAGGCAATCCTCCCCATTTTGAGTGTAAAGAAGATGCAATAAAAGCTTTGAGTAAGTTAGGTGGGACACCCCTGTTTGATAATCACCTGTCAGAAATTTTGTTAGATGCAAATTGGGATGCTCATAGAGATATGTTTAATGAACTATCGACAAGACTCTCAGATAATGGTACAATATGTTTACAACTTCACTCAGGTGGATCTAGTGCTGATACATTTAGATCAATGGTTGAGGAAGCTGGCTTGAGAATTACTGCAACCTTCAATAGTGTTCAGTATGATGACATTTATTACATGGAGGTCAAGAAATGAGGTACTGCTTTGATATTGATAATACTATCTGCACACCCACATTGGGTAGGGATTACTCCAAAGCACAATCATGGCCAGCTCGTATTGCCGTCATAAATAAATTATATGATGAGGGTAATCATATCACTTATTTCAGTGCCCGTGGTATGGGTAGATTTGGTGATGATCCAGATGCAAGTGTAAAAGCATCTGCTTTATTGTTTGACCTCACAGAACAACAACTTAAGAGTTGGGGATGTAGATATCACTCTCTGATTCTAGGTAAACCACATGCAGATTATTTTATAGATGACAAGGGGGTGAACGCAAATGAGTTCTTTGGGACCAAGTAGAAGACCTCGTAATGCCCGTGCAGCAGAACCAGTAAAATATGTCGCAAAAGGTTGGGGATTTGAAAAATGGATCGCCAACTGTGAAAAGTATTGTGGTAAATTATTGTACATTGTAAAAGGAAAACAATGTTCATGGCACTATCATAAATTAAAAGACGAAGTATTTTTTGTTCAGAGTGGAAAGATAAAAATATATTACGGATGGGATGATGATATCGAGAAAGCAGAAACTATGATCCTCAGAAGAGGTGATAAATTTCATGTACCTATTGGACTAAAACATAGAATGTATGCTTTGGAAGATACGGAACTATTTGAGTTCAGTACAGAACATATGGATTCTGATTCACATAGAATTTTAGCTGGCGATCTAATATGATAGAGAACATTACCGACATGATATATGTTGAAAGAGATGTTCTATCTCAAGATCAGTGTGATGAATTAATAAAATATTTTTGGGACAACACACAGTTACATGATGATGGCAAAGTAGAACATTTTATTGATGGTGAATATAAAGGTAAGTTAGTAAACAAGGATCATAAAAATTGTACTCAATTTCAGTTTGAACCTCACCATAAGTATGCAAACTTGATGACACAAGTTATTCAAGACGCATACATGAACTATAGATGCGAACTACCAGTATTACCAGCATCAGATCTTGCAATATTAGATTATACAATCAGAGTGTATCCAAAGGGAGAAGGTATATTTAAAACTCATGTAGATCAACTAGATGGAGGAACTATATCTAGATTATTTGCCTGCATCATATATCTAAATGATGTGGATGAGGGAGGAGAAACATTCTTTCCTGATTGGAATATTGGATGTAGATGTGAAAGAGGCAAAATACTTATATTCCCCTGTAACTGGATGTTCCCACACGGATCTAATATTAATATATCTCACGACAAGTATATACTAACTGCTTTTATAAATCTAAACTACGATATGCCCATGTTCAATGATTGATATTGTAGATTATCCTGATTTATCTTTGAACAAAGAACTGAGATCATGGATAGATTTTTTGCCTAATGACACAGATGAATTTACTAATCTTGCAGTAGAAAAACATACAGGATACAATACATACCCTAAACCTTTTATTAAGTTAAAAGATTGGGTTGTAGAAAAATTAGAATTAGATTCAGATAAAATAGAATATCAATTATGGGGTGCTGTATATAATTACGGTGATTTTGCTTACGAACATAGACATGGCAAAAATGAGTATTCATTTGTTTACTATGTTTCTACTCCGCCAGGCAGTTCTCCTTTAAACTTTGATGGATATATTATTCAACCACATGAAGGAATGTGTGTCATTTTTCAAGATGAACTACATTCTGTACCAGAAAATGAATGTGATGGTAGAGTAGTTGTTGCTGGTAATTTAAGATATTCGGATACTGATTTATAATCATGTTGATACCATGAGGTATCTGCACATGTATATTCTTGATACTTACCTTCTAGATGTTTGGGGAAGGGGATTACTTCAATCTCCGCCCCTTCTTTTTTGGCAATCAATTCTGCAACCTCATGGAATGAGATAGGATTGCCAGTCCCAACATCGTAGATGCCGCTCCCTGCCGTATTATCTAGGACAACATCTACTACATCATTTACACATACAAAATCTCTAAAGGCATATTCAGAATCTTCAAAGATTTTAATTACCTTAGTTTCTTTAGCTTGTTTGGTAAACTTGCTTATAGGACTTGCTTGATCTCCTTTATGTTCTTCACCTTCTCCATATACATTAAAATATCTAAATCCCTGTACTTGTTCAAATCTATCAATATTATCTAGTACCCAGTAGTCTACAGTCGCTTTGCTCAGTGCGTAGAAATTTAACGGATTGATTGTTCCTTTTAGGTATCCAAAATCAGCATGTATCTTACCATAGACAGATGCACTTGAGGCATATTTAACTGGGATTGAATGTTCTATTGCTTTTTCAAATAGTTTGATTGAAAACTCTACATTGTATTTGTGAATCTTATTTACATCTGTTTCAGTTGTGCTTGATATTGCTCCTTGATGTAGTATGTAATCTACTTTATCCCACCTATCATACTGATTCAAAAAATCAAAAGCATGTGATTGTTCTACTTGATATAAATTTTCACCTCCTATCTTAT